CTCAGTTCTATATCAAAAGACCCGAACCAGCCAGGATCAGCGCTAACTAGCCATGACCAGCCGCGCTTGGAAACGGTGGTGCCTGATGGGTTGGGATCGTTCGGGCCTGATCTGGGGGGCTGGGCTAGGGACATTCTGGGTGTGGAGTTGATGCCCTGGCAGTTGCATTGTTTGACAGGTCAGTTGGTGCATGACGATGATTTGAATTTGCACAATCGTATTTCGCTGGTTTCTACTGCGCGTCAAAACGGAAAGACTGTGGCGTTGATGACGTTGGTGGGTTGGTGGCTTACAAAAATGCCGATCATTAGAGGCAAGAAACAGTTGGTGTTGTCGGTCAGTCACAGGTTGGATTTGGGCGTAATGCTGTTTGATGAATTGGCACCAATCCTTGAAGCAAAATTTGGTGCAAAGGTTTCGCACTCTTATGGGCGTAACAGCGTCACAATGCCTGATGGGTCACGTTGGTTTGTGCGCGCTGCTGGGCCGTCCGTTGGTCACGGCACCAGCCCAAATTTGATTGTGGCTGACGAAATTTGGGACATCTCACCCGAAGCAATTGACGGTGGTTTGTTGCCGGCAATGCGCGCCCAGAAATCGCCGTTGCTGTCCTGCTGGTCAACCGCTGGCACAGAACAATCGCGGGCCATGTTGAAATGGCGTGAGCAAGGCCTTCGAATGATTGATCAACAAAAAACAGGCAACCTGTATTTTGCGGAATGGTCACCACCTCCAGACCTAGACCCAATGACACCTGCCGCATGGGCATGGGGAAACCCCGCGCTAGGCCACACGTTGACCATGGAAACCATCACCGCGGAAAGCGAAAACCCTGACCGCACCCAATTTTTGCGCGCATCATGCAACCTCTGGGTGGCATCAGATCACGGTTGGCTAAACCCAGGACTATGGACATCGCTGAAATATGACGGCCCGATACCTGACGGTGGCACCGTAGCCATAGAAAACAGCGTTGACGAAACCCGATATTTTGGATTGCGCGCTGTCGCATTAGACGATGGACGCACCGCGGTCACCGTTGAATTTATGGTGGACACTTACGCCCAGGTCATGGAACACGTTGAACGATTAGCCCAAAACCCTGCAATCAAATTTGCTATCACCCCATCAATTGATTTGCATTGGCCGTTGCATTTAGAACGCAAACGGGTGGTGGTTGGCTATGGCGAAATTTTGAAATGGACAGATCCCGTTCGCCAAATGATCCGCCAAAAATTGTTGGTGCATACAGGCGAAACAATGCTGTCAGAACATATTCAACGCGCTGTTGCTGTCCGATCACAAGGATCAATTGCGCTGTCATCACAGCGTTCTAGTGGCCCAATCGAATTAGCGCGCCTAGCAGTTTTTGCAGCTGCGCTCACCAGCAAACCAAAAACAGGTGGCAAACCCATGATGGTGGTTACGAATGGCTAACATGAAAACGGCACCAGGTTGGCCTTCACCTTCTGTCGGGTTTCGCACAGCCTGGTGTCACCATCAACAGCCCAATGTGTGTAATGCTTGACGCATGGGTATTTTGAGCCGCAACAAACAGGCAGCAATTTCAACACACGCTGGTGAACCAGCAGTTGCTGGTGGTTTCGCGCCAGGCTATTCATCATCGAATGTTGGCGTGAACATGATTGGCCAGTACTACACCTATCGCGAAGGTGAGCAACGCAATTTGGCTGTGTCGGTGCCAACAATCAACCGCGCCAATTCGCTGTTCAAATCTGTGATTGGTTCAATGCCGTTGAAAATGTACAACGAAATGTGGAACGGTGACGAAATGGAAAAGGTGTATATTGCACCGCGTTCATGGTTACGCCGTCCAGACCCGACAGTTTCATATCAGTTTTTGATGTCATGGACATTGGACGATTTGCTGTTTTTTGGTCGCGCGTTTTGGTACATCACCAGCCGAACCGCTGATGGTTACCCTGCCACGTTCACACGTTTGCCTGCTGGATCAATCACCACCACCGACATGGCTGGGCCTGTGTGGTTTGCACCGTCAACACAAGTGTATTTTCAGGGCGGTGAAATAGACCCAGCAAACCTTGTGCAGTTTCTGTCACCAGAACAAGGCCTAATTTATTCTGCACCAAATGCAATTGACACCGCGCTGAAATTAGAAGCTGCGCGAAACCGAAACGCATCATCATCTATTCCTGCTGGCATATTGCGACAAACAGAAAACAGCGAACCATTGAGCGCCCAGGAATTATCTGATCTGGCTGCACAATTCAACGCTGCGCGCGCCACCAATCAGACCGCAGCATTGAACCAGTATTTGACATACACAGAAACAAACGCGACACCAGACAAAATGCTGTTGATCGAAGCAAGCCAATATCAATCATTGGAAATGTCACGATTGGCAAACGTTCCGCCATACCTTGTGGGCGTTGCAACAGGCGCATATTCATATCAGTCAAGCCAACAGGCCCGCGCTGACCTGTACTTGTTCGGCGTGAAACTTTATGCGGACGCAATCGCTGGCGCGCTGTCAATGGACAATGTTTTGCCACGCGGAACATATGTTGAATTTGATGCTGACGAATACCTAGAGGAAAACTTTATGGCAGACAAAATGGACGATACCGAAACAGTTGTACAAGAAAACACGCAAGAGGAGTTAGCACGATGATCAAACTAATCGCTGGTGATTTCACCCTAGACGCAGCGCAAGGCGAACAGCCACGCCGCACCATTAGCGGAACCGCCGTTCCATACAACGTTCCAGCCCGCGTAAGCGATGGCACCGAAGTCATTTTCAAACCAGGTTCATTGCCAGTTGAAGGCAAAGCGCCACGCCTATTCATGTACCATGACGCATCAATGCCAGTTGGCGTGGTGACCGAACGCGTGGACACCGAACAAGGCATGCTATTCAGCGCCAAAATCAGCGCCACCAGCCTTGGAAATGACGCGCTAGTAATGGCATCAGACGGCACCATTGACCAGGTTTCCGTGGGCGTAAACCCAACAAAATTCAGTTATGACGAAGCAGGCACCATGATCATTGAAGCAGCCGAATGGCAGGAACTAAGCCTGGTTCCAATCGGCGCATTTGGGGACATGGCTAACATTGCACAAGTCGCAGCAAGTATCCACCAACAGCAAGATGAAATCAGCAATACTGAAACACAGGAACCGATTGAAAAGGAAATTGAAATGTCCGAAGCAGTAGCACCAACACCAGTTGAAGCAACAATCCCAACCGCACCAATTTTTGCACAAGCCAAAAAAGAATTTGTTTTGCCATCAGCAGGCGAATACATGGCTGCCTACCACATCGGTGGTGACACGTTTGCAAACATCAACAAGGCTGTGGCTGAATACGCCGCATCGAAGCGCACCCCATTGCAAGCAGCTGCGGGCGATGTGCTTACCACCGACACCGCTGGTTTGTTGAATGTCACCGTACTTGGACCATTGGTGCAGGACCTCAATTTCGTAAGGCCTACGGTCAACGCACTAGGCGCACGCGCATATCCAGACGGCGGCGCACAGAAAACCTTTATTCGCCCAACGATCACCACGCACACCAGCGTTGCATCGCAGGCAACTGAACTTGGTGCAACATCAGCAACCACAATGGTCATTGCGTCCAACACGGTCAGCAAAACCACATTGGCTGGACAAGTCACCTTGTCAATTCAGGACATTGACTTTACGAACCCTGCAGCAATGCAATTGATCCTCAATGACTTGATGGGTGAATACATGATTGCATCAGACAATTTTGCAGCAGACAACCTGTTGTCCGCAGCAACATCGTCAGGTGTATGGGACGGAACACCAGAGGATTTGCTAAAGAGCATTTACGATGCAGCAAATGACGTTGCATCGGGCCGTAACTGGATGCCGACACACTTGTTTGTTTCCGTTGACGTATGGGCACAACTTGGACAACTGGTTGACAGCAGCAAGCGCCCATTGTTCCCATTCATCGGCGCAGGCCTCACAGGTCAAAACGCGCTTGGCGAATTGAACGCAGGATCATGGAACGGAACCCCAATGGGTCTGCAACTGGTAGTTGACAGCAACTTCGCTGCAAAGACCATGATTGTTACCCGCGTTGGTCAGGGCCAGGGCGATGCATTCGAATTTTACGAAAGTATCCGTGGCCTGCAGTCATTGGAGAACCCAGCAATTTTGGGTCGCAATATGTCATTCCACGGCTACGTTTCAACGTTCGCAGCAATCCCAGGAATGATCCGCAAGATCACCCAGGCCTAGTTGAAAGGCGGCCTAACCCGCCATGGCAACCTACACAGTCACCAACAAATACCTGGTTGACAATTACGCAATCCTGCAATTACTCACCCCCAATGAAATTGCAGTAGGGCAATCCATCACCGTTGCTGGTGTTGATGCAACATTCAATGGTTCAGCATCGGTGGTGGCACTTCCCCAGTATCTGTTTTTGGGAACTGACACACAGGGCAATTTGCTCTATGACTATCAGGTACCAATTCAAAATCAGGTGCTGTACGCCAAAACCGCTGACGATGTTGAACGCGTTGCAGCATCAGGCACCATCACATACACACCTGTTTGCACATGGATCACCGCAGCAAACATTGAGGATTGGCTGGGTATTGGTACCGCTACCGCGGCAGACACCACGTTTTTGACGCAATGCGCCGCAGCTGCAAACGCGTTTTGTTATCGCAGACGGCAAGAGGCGGGTTACATCGATAGTTTGACTACCAGCCCGTCTGGTGACGTAACGCTGGGGACAATCCAATATGGTGGCGCGCTGTACCGTCAACGCGGATCAATTGATGTGTTTGCATCATTCACCGAAATGGGCACAGCACCAACCACAGGCCTGTCACCAATCATCAAACAGTTGCTGGGAATATCACGCCCGCAGGTTGCCTAAATGCCTGTTGCATACACCGACCTGTTCAACAGCGCGTTGGACGATTTGAAAACCAAATTGGAAACCATCACAGGTTTGCAAGTGGTTACAGATCCCCGAAACATGGTTCCGCCATGCGCGTTCATTGGTGCCTGTTCATTCGAAGCGTTCAATTACAACATCGTCAAAATCAACTGGCCAATCCAAATTGTTTCAATGGGGCCAGCAAACCTGGACGCAATGCGAAACCTATTGAACCTGACCGCTGGCGTTTTGGCTGGCGTTGGATCAGTAACAGCAGGCCGTCCAACCACCATTGACATTGGCGGCGTCATGTTGCCCTGCTATGAATTGACCGTGATGCAACAGGCACAAACAGCATGAAATATGTGATCGTTTCCCCGCGTCTAGGAACACCAGGTGATGAATTTGACGCAGGTGACGAAAACATTGACCATTTGCTGGCTGGCGGGTTCATTAGACAATCCACCGAAAAACCACAAAAACCATCTAAAGTGAAAACCAAACCGAAGGAGTAAACCATCATGGCCACCAGCACACTATTGAGCAACCCAAAAGTCCAAATCGGAACTGCAATTGGCACCATTGTTGATCTAACTGACCAAACCACAGCTGCCAGTCTCACCCGCACAGTCGAAGCACTAGAGGACACCGCATTTGGAACAGGATCACGCACCTATGTGGGCGGTCTTGAAAACAATGAATTGACCGTCACGTTGTACATGTCATATGCAGCAAGCGAAACATACGCAAGCCTCAAAGACATCGTGGGCACCAAATGCACCGTCAAAGTAAACCCTGCCTATGGATCAGGTGACAGCGCGACCAACCCAGGTTTCATTTTGACCGACACCTATTTGGAAAGCCTGCCAGTAGTAAACGCATCGCTGGGCGAATTGAACACCATTGACCTGACATTCCAGGGCGGTGTTTACAGCGTTGACGTAACAGCCTAAATTTCAATAACACAAACTAGACGGAAGGATTGAAATGAAAATCAAATTGCGCGTCACAGTAAAACCTGGGACAGAACCGCGCGAAGTGACCACAAACCTGTTGGTCATCAGCGAATGGGAAAAATCAGAAAACCGCAAGGTATCTGACGGGCGCGGAATTGGTGTGAACGATTTGGTGTGCTGGGCGTTTCACTTATTCAAATTGGCTGGCGAAACCATGCCAGCAACATGGGCTGAATGGTTGAAACAAAACCCAGACATGGACATTGAGGCGGTGGATCAAACAAACCCAAACCCTACGGACGCGGCACCTACCGCCGCCAACTAGCGGAAGTTTTAGTGGCTGTCGGCTGGTGGCCGCCACACATCGAATTTGACACCCAGGATTTGCAAACAGTCATTACTGTGTTGAATAAGCAAAACAAAGGGAAACGATGAGCGCAAACGCACAGATTGAGGTTTATGGCCTGAAAGAAGCGTTGAAAGAATTGCGCCAGGTTGAACCAGATTTCCGCAAGACCGTCAACAAAGAAGCAAAAGAATTGGCAAAACCTGCGGTGGACGATGCCAAAAACCAATACCCGCCAACATTGCTGTCTGGTATGCAACGCAATTGGGCGCAGCGCGGCAACCCCAAATTCCCATACAGTCAACAAAAAGCACAGCGCGGTGTGACCGTCAAAGTGGACACCAGCAAACGCAATTCAAGCACCATCAGCATTATTCAAAAAGACCCTGCCGCAGCAATCATCGACATGGCAGGCAAAAAAGGCGGATCCAACGCCCAGGGCGCACGTTTCATTTCAGCGTTGACATTGCAATTTGGTTTGCCATCGCGCGTCATGTGGCCCGCGTATGACCGCAATGCGGGCGCTGTTGAACAAAACATGGTTGAATTAGTTGAACGCGTAATGGACGCTGTCAACAGAAATTTGGTGATGTAATGGCAATCAAAATTCCAATCATTTCGGAATTCGACAGCAAAGGCATTGACAAGGCCGTAAAGGAATTCCAAAGCCTTGAAGGCGTAGGCGCAAAAGCAGGGTTTGCAATCAAAAAGGCTGCCCTACCTGCGGCAGCTGCTGTTGGCGCAATTGGGTTTGCATTAGGTGAAGCCACCAAAGCCGCCATGGAAGATCAGGCCGCGCAAGTTGAATTGGCGCGTACCCTAAACATTTCGGCAAGCGCTACTGACGCACAGGTTGCAGCAACAGAGGAAATGATTAGCAAAATGTCGCTGGCCAGCGGTATCGCTGACGATGACCTGCGCCCCGCTATGGCGAACCTTGTGCGTGGAACAAAAGACATTGAAACAGCCCAACAGGGTTTGAGCCTTGCCATGGACATTTCGACTGCCACAGGAAAAGACCTGGCAACAGTTTCTGACGCGCTGGCAAAAGCGTACGGCGGAAACATGAAAGGTTTGAAAGCGTTGTCACCAGAAATGGCTGCGCTAATCAAAGACGGCGCAGACCTGAATACCGTTATGGACGTTCTGGGCGGAACATTCGGTGGTGCGACCGCTACCGCAGCAGGCACAGCCGAAGGGCAAATGAAACGATTTGGAATAGCCATTGCCGAAGCAAAAGAAAACATCGGTGCAGCGCTGATCCCTGTGGTGGAAAAAGCGTTGCCATTGCTGACCGCGTTAGGCAATTGGGCACAAGAAAACACCACCGCGTTCATTGTTATTGCTGGCCTGATCGGTGGAATAGCAGCTGCAATTGTGGCTGTCAACATTGCGTTGAAGGTTTACAACGCCATACAGGTCATCACAAACGCGCTGACAGCAGTATGGAACGCCCTATTGCTTGCCAACCCGATCACGCTGGTGGTCATTGCGGTGGTCGCATTGATAGCCATTTTGACTGCGCTGTATTTCAAATTTGATGGCGTACGAAAAATTGTTGACACCGTATTTGATGCAATAACCACAGGTGTCAAATTCAGTTTTGACGCAATCAAAACCTATTTCACCGCGGTGCTGAACATTTACAAATCAGTATTCAACGGCATTGCAAGCCTGTGGAATAACACCATCGGCAAACTGTCATTCGAATTTCCGTCATGGGTACCAGGGTTAGGTGGTAAAGGTTTCAGCGTTCCGAACATACCAATGCTGGCCGAAGGTGGAATTGTTACAGGCCCAACATTGGCAATGATTGGTGAAGCAGGCCCAGAGGCTGTGGTACCGCTAAACAAAATGGGCGCAATGGGTGGGGTGACCGTCAACGTCAACGGCGGACTAGCAACCAGCGCTGAAATTGGGCAAGCCGTAGTCAACGCGATCCGCGCATACAATCGAAGCGCAGGCCCAGCAAACATTCAGGTTGCCTAATGCCTGGCGTTTCCGTAATTGACAGCGGGAATTATGACCTGCAAATTGCAACAGGGTTTATTCAGGACGGGTTTACGCTTGATGATCCGATCAAAGGTATTTTGGCTGGGTACACCACGACAACTACACGCACCAACCTTTTGCAAAATCCCAATTTTGAAACTAACGCTACTTTTTGGCTTGCATCTGGTACTGGTTCAAATATTGCTAGAAGTACAGCACAAGATTACATTGGCGTTGCTTCTTTGTTATGGTCATATCCGTCAACACTTTCTCAACCTGTGCTTATTGCACAACCAGGCGCAAGTAGCAATCGAATTGCAGTAGCGACTGGTCAGTCTTACACCTTTTCAATTTATTTGTTCACAGATGTTGCAGATGATTACCAACTCACTATTCGTTGGGCTTCAGCAATTACGGGCGGAAGCACTACAGACACAACGGGCACTCAAAGTTTGATTACTGCAAACACTTGGACTAGGTATAGCGTGACAGGTACGGCACCTGTTGGCTATCCATATGCACAATTGCAAATTGCCCGTCAAACTAATACGGTTACAGGTACAACCTATGTTGACGCAGGTTTGTTTGAACAGGCTTCATCAGCACTTCCCTACTTTGACGGCACTTATGCTGAAACCTATACGGGTTACACGCTGACCAGCCAACAATGGAACGGCACAGCAGACGCGTCAACCAGCACAGCCACATGGGGATTAAACACAAGCTACATACCAAGCAACTATGTACTGGACGGTACAACCGAATTTGTCAGCGTTATGACAGGGTGCATTGGTATCAAAGTCAAGCGCGGACGGCGCGACATTGGTGATCAATTCAGTGCGGGCACAATGTCATTCACATTGAACGACACATTGGCTGGCGGAGTGTTCAACCCATTTGACACAGATAGCCCGTATTACGACACCGCGCAAAGCAAACCTGGACTAGCGCCAATGCGTGAGGTCAACCTCATTCGATACGACACCAGCAACATGGCCCAATACCTGTTCAAAGGATATGTGGTTAACTATGACTACAACTTCGCATTGGGTGGCATTGACACCGTGACGGTGTATTGCGCTGACCAGTTCTATTTGCTGGCACAAACCTATTTGGACGAATTCAACCCATCAGCAGAATTGTCTGGTGCGCGCATTGAAACGGTGCTGGATCTGCCCGAAGTAGATTTCCCTGACCTAGACCGTGACATTGCCACAGGCACAGTTGACCTGGGCCATGACAGCGCCTACACCGTCCCAGCAGGCACAAACGTTTTGCAATACATCAGCCAAATCAACAGCACCGCAGAATTTGGCAGACTGTTCATGAGCGCCGAAGGAAAACTGACATTCCAAAATCGCATAGGAAACACCCTGTCAGGCAGCGTTGCAGATTTCCATGATGACGGCACCAATATCCCATACAACGGTGTGGGCATATCATTCGAAGCCGATGCAGTAGTGAACCGCACCGTGGTCACAGGCCTAAACGGCACCAGCGCCACAGCGTCAGATCCAGCATCAATTGCCACATATTTCATTCAGACCACCAGCATTACCAACAGTCTGTTGCACGATGCCACACAAATCGCAGCTGCCGCGGACTACCTGCTAAACCCTGAACCAGAGGCCAGATACACCAGCGTGGAAACCGATTTTCTGATGTTGACCACAGCCCAGCGCGACACCGTGGCCAATATTGAAATTGGCAACACCGTCACCGTGGAAAAAACATTCTCCAGCGGTACAGGTACCAGCGCGCTAGCCCAGGAACTAAGCGTGGAAGGCATTGAACACACCATTACCGTGGGCGCTGGACACAGTATTTTGCTGTCAACGGCACCAACCACAATTGTGTTTGAATTGATTTTGGACAATCCAACGTATGGCACACTAGACAGCCTGAATGTCTTAGGATAGAAACATGGCACTAACCACATTTGTCGCTGGAAACGTACTTACAGCAACTCAACTAAACGACAGTTTTGCATTTGTTCAAACCACCTACACAAGTTATACACCAACCATTTCTGGTTGGACACCTGGCAACGGAACAGTAACTAGGGCCGTTTATAGCGCGCCTGGCAAATTAGTCAATGCACAAGGTTATTGGACTTTTGGCTCAACCAGTTCAGTTCCTGCATCGTCAACATTCATCACCACTTTGCCCGTTTCGGCAGTTTCTTTGGCTAGCGCACAAATTTATGGCACATGCACATTTTTTGATGTGAGTGCTGGCGTACAAGTAACGGGCTTGTGCAGAATACAAAATCAAACCGAAATGTATTTTTATTGGCAAGACCCTGAAACAGCACCATTGGCAACACGTTTGGAAAGTTGGAATACGTCAAACACCTTGCCATTTACTTTTGCCACAGGTGACATTATTTCGTGGAACATTACATATCAGGCGGCATAACATGGCACAAACTTGGGAATACATAAACGAATTAGACCCATTTACAGAGGACGAATTCCCTGTTGAATGGATTTGGGAACGTTTACGCATAAAGCGTGACACACTTTTGAAAAAATCTGACTATCGCGTTATTGCAGATGCACCGTGGAACATTCAACCCTGGCTTGAATATCGCCAAGCATTGCGCGATTTGACGAAAACAAACGATGACCCACGTTTGATTGAGTTTCCTAACCCACCTGCATGACATGGCAATTGAAATTGTGGTTGCTGTTATCGGTGGTTGTTTCCTTGTATTGGTGGCTCTCATTGGCAAGATCGGCAGCGACAACAAAAAAGACCACGGCGAAGTACACCGCACCCTGGGTCGAATAGAACAAAAAATTGACGGACACCTAGAGGATCACAAATGAAACCACAAGACAAAGCAATGCTGGCATCATATGCGCGCTCATTAGTTGGCGCGCTAGTTGCTGTGTATTCAACAGGCACCACAGATCCGCGTGATTATTTGAAAGGCGCAATTGCTGCGGTGATCCCGCCGATTATGCGTTGGGTCAACAAAAATGATGCAGGTTTTGGGCGCGGTAAATGACACCACCACCAATCAAAAAATTGGTGTTACCAAAAGACCTAACGCATTGCACACCAGGCGAATTGCCAATGAACCTATTGCGCGAAATCAAACCATTTGGCAAATTGCACCATTTAGCAGCTGCCAGTTGGTCAGCAATGAGACAGGCAGCATTCGAAGCAGGCATCAAACAATTCAAACCAACCAGCGCGGGTGACACATACAGGTCATTAGCCCAGCAACGCACAGGATTTTTGCAGCGCTACCAATTGGAACCAATTGCGGGTGCGTCAACCAGAACATGGCAAGGGCGCAAATACTATTTGAAACCAGGCAACGCGCCATTGGCTGCACCAGGTTCATCACGTCACAATTTGGGGTTGGCTGTTGACATTGCCAATACAAAAGACCCTGCAACGTGGGCATGGCTGTGCGCGAACGCACCCAGATTTGGTTGGTCATTAGAAGTGATGCCCGCAGAGCCGTGGCATTGGTTCTATTTTGTGGGCGATAAAACCCCGCCAGCGCTAATGCTTGACCCAGCCACACCCGCACCCTAGGGTGGGATTGTCCCCGACAGAAGGATACGCAAACATGGCTGACGCTAAGACCTACCTTTATGAGGTTTACACCACCGCATTGGAAAGCAACCAATTAGTGCTGGTGCAAATTTTCCGTGATCTTGACACGCAGCAGGTGTTGCATGCCCAACTGTCATTCAAAAACGCCGTTGGAGATACCTGGGGCGTTCCATACCAATTGGAGAAAAAATGACATTTACAGCACCAAAAATCCTTGCCAGCATCATCACAGCACTATGGGGGTTTGCGCTTGCCCTAGGGCCTGCAAATGACCAATCAGGGCAACCTAGCCGAACCATAGATGTACATACCTACCTAATTGAGCCAACTACCACCACGTCCAGCACCCTGTACATAGACCCGTACGCGTCAGCTGCCGAACAGTTTGCCCAACTGTCAGTCAACCTGGGTTGGCCTGTTGAGCAGTACAACAAAATTGTGTACGTGATTGAACGCGAAAGCATGGGCAATCCGTCAGTCATAAATTCGAATGACCCCATGACAGGTTCATACGGCCTATTCCAGATCAATGGTTTTTGGTGCAAAGGCTCAAACAGTTTTTTGCAACAGGCTGGCCTGCTCACATCATGCACAGACCTGCTACACCCTGAAACTAATATCAAAGCAGCGTTGATCATTTGGACGCGGTCAGGTTGGTCACCCTGGCGGTTGCCAAATGATTGACCAACCATTTATTGAAAATTCCATGACAGAGGAAACACGCAAAATGATGAACGACAGACTAGACATGCAACTAACACCGCAAACACATGCAATGATGAAACTTATTGATGACATTTGCAGGCCAAATCATGTTGCAAAACCAAAACGTGACGACTACCTGATACGCACATTGAAAGTGATGAAAACAGATTTTGATTTATCAGGCAATGAAATCTATGCAGAAACATGTTTGCGTTGCATAGAGGAATTGGGCGGCGAACTCTAAACCGATGGCGCGTTATTACACATCAGGTGAGCGTTCCAAATACAATTCCAGCGTTGCAAACCAAATTCGAAGCGATGCGAAACGCAGAGAACAAACAGAAAACAGACAGAAGGAAACACCAATGGCATTTGACCTAAGCAATTATGAAACAGTAGAAACCCGACTGAACAGATTTTGGGAAACATACCCAGATGGTCGCGTTGAAACCACATTGATGAACTATGACGGTGACACCTGCATTGTTCGCACCGTGATCTGGAAACACCGTGACGATGCAAACCCAACTGCGACAGGGTACGCGCATGAAATTCACACAGACCGCGGCGTAAACGCCACATCATTCATTGAAAACTGTGAAACGTCCAGCATTGGGCGCGCCCTGGCCAACATGGGATTTGCCACACAAGGCAAACGCCCATCGCGTGAGGAAATGCAAAAAGTAGAACGCCAGGGCGGGCAGGTAGCACCGTCAGGGCCACAAGTGCATACACCCTCTGGTGCGTTTAGTACACCTAAACAGCAGGGCTACATCAAAAAACTGGCAAAGGACGCAAACATGGACGATTTGCGACTGTTGGAATTTATCCAGCGAATTGTTGGACGTGATGACGCGGTGTTAGAGCTGCTGAAATCGCATGAGGCCAGCGCGGTCATTGAGGCATTGAAATGACATTCGAAGCAGAACCACAAGGTGCAACGGTAACTGACATAGTTGAATTTTTGCGCGCTGAAATTCGCGTATTGCGCGCCGAAAAAGCGTTGCTGGAAAAACGCTGCGAAACGCTAGAGGCCAGCCGTGAAACATGGCAAAAATTGGCTGCAGCATGGGAATGGTTAGCAGAAAACAAAACCAATGAAAACTGACCCAAAAATGACCGAAGCAGAATTCAAAAACGTGGTGATCAGCGTGGCAAAACGCTATGGCTGGCTGATCCACCATGACCTGCCCGCGATGAACAGCGGTGGACGCTGGGCAACCCATGTTCAGGGTGACGCAGGTTTTCCTGATTTGCTGTTGATACACCCAACTGGTGCCAAAATTTTGGCGTTGGAACTAAAAAGCGAAAAAGGGCGCACTAGCCCGTTGCAGAAACGCTGGTTGCTGGCATTTGAGCAGGCTGGTGTGTATGCCACCGTTATGAAACCATCAGATATGGAATATGTGCTGTACCTGTTGAGCAACCCGCATCAATGACCATGACATTCGACTATCCCGCAGCGTTTAGTGAAGGCGCACATTGGGCAGGCCTGGTTGCTGACCGTTTGAAACTGGAAGGGGTGACCTGTTGGCAACCTGAACCACCAAAAGACAAAACACAGGATTGGATTACACGCCATGAAAAGGATATTTGCTTGCCGTGGACAGACCAGCCGTTAGAGGTCAAAGCGCGCACCAAAATCTGTGGTTGGAACGGTGAATTGTTGTATGACCCGCTGTTCATTGACACGAAATTTGGGTACGACATGAAGGCTGTGAAACCGTTGGCGTATGTGATGGTTTGCAAACAAACAGAAAAAATGTGGGTGATTTCACCGCGCAAAACATTCAAAGATTGGGACGTTGAGGGCACATTCGATAGCAAACGCAAAATTGACATCACCGTTTACACGGCTGCTGCCAGCATGTTTGTTCCGTTCACCGATCTGGTAGATTTCCTGATTTCTAAGCAACAATAGGCAAGCATCACGGCTGTTCCCCGTTTGCATGGGGTGGGGCGTAAACAGGGGAACCTGGGTAGATGATCGCGCCCTGAAACATGCAACACGAAATGGTTTAGGCAAAGCGATCAGGCAAGGCGTAAACAATCGTCATTGAAAGTATGTGGGTACCAGGTTGGGCAATCTGGTGGGTGGGTCAATCACATCTATGCCCGCACACAAAAACAAACAAAAATTGATAACAAAAAACACAACAGACACAAGCCCGTCCGAATGCTCTAACATAAGAAATGACAGCAAGCGCGAAGCGCGCGCTAGCACAAGCCGAAGGCGCGTGAGCAAAATGACAAGACCCAGCACCCCATACGACACAGCGGAATACAAACGCAAACGCGCCGCACTACTAGCAGACAATCCACCATGTCATTGGTGCGGAAAACCTGCCACAACCGCAGACCATTTGGTAGAGATAGACCGCGGTGGATCACACGATGAAATGGTGCCAGCCTGCCTACCATGCAACAGTCGAAGGGGACAGGCATACAAAAAGAAACGTGACGCAATTAGAAACCACCACCGCACCGAAGCATTGAAAGACATCGGCATATCAATAACAAAACCCGAAACAATTTTTTATGGGGAAAAACAAATGAC